TATGGACATAGTAAACGAAAGCAAACAATACGCTGATGGTGTGCCTACTGATTTAAGGGGCAACAACAACGAACAAGATGTTTGGAATACACAACTAGCCGTAGCAAACCGTTTACTAGAATTACTTTACAGAGGTGATTTATATACAGACAAATACCAGCTTGATGGGCAACCAGTATGCGAGCCCTTTACCGATAGGTTTGAAAACAAACTAGCCGGTTGGACTGTTACCTTTAATATATTAATTCCAAATGACATGACAATATGCGCAACTTAAAACCCATATTAGAACAATTTGGCGAATACGTAGTAAGCCAATCTAGGTTAAATTTAACTAAAGGTGGTTACAAAAACAAAGGCCAAAATGCATCTGGTTCGCTTAGTAAATCATTAGCGTTTGAAGTAATGCCAAATGGTAAAAACTGGGTTGTTGAATTTATAATGGAAAATTACGGTCAGTTTGTTGACAAAGGTGTAAGCGGTACTAAAGTAAGGCGTAACACACCATATAGCTATAGAAGCAAAGGTGGTAAACAAGGTTTAAAAGGTATGCCACCGCCAAGTGCTTTTGACCAATGGAGAATAAGGAAAGGCATTGCACCAAGAGATGATAAAGGTAGGTTTTTACCACGTAAAGCTGTTAATTTTGCTATAGCACGTAGCATATTTGAAAAAGGCATAAAGCCTAGTTTATTTTTTACCACACCATTTAACAAAGCCTTTACAGATTTAAACCAAACAATACTAGATGACTTTAACGTACAAATAACAAAAACATTTAAAAAACTAGAAAATGGCAAAAATTAATGTACTAAGCCCATATTTTATAAACGTAAAAGACCCTGATTTGGTTAGCGTTCAGTTAGAAATAGAAATATATCATGGCGTTGCTAATACAAGCTGGCAAAGTAGCCCACAATACACGTTGCAATCTACGGCAATAGATACAAGTGTAACATTTGAAGTTAGCGAACTAATAAAAGATTATATAAAAGCAGAGTTCAATGGTGATTACCCTATGTCAAACACATCAACTGATGAAGCAACCACACGTTATGTAGATTACAGAATAACAGAAACCCATACTGGAGGTGTACAAACCCCTGTAGATAATTTAGCTAATAGAGCATATTATGGTTACGGTTATTTTGAAGATGGTGCAAACCCACAATTTACACAAGGTTATTTGCAAAGCAATAACAAAGTATTAAAACCAGATGACTCACCTTTAAGAATAGCAGTTGACCCTACCAATACAACTAGCGTAGCTTTTTTTAGTAATGGCCAACAAACATACAGTTGGTTGCCTAGTGGAACATATAAAATACAAGACCAGGTTCTTTATATAAGTAATTTAATTGGCGGTGGTGATAGTTTTGAAAACCGAGTTGTACAAGACGGTGGTACTTACGAAGATAATGTTTGCATACAAGATTTCCTAGACGATTATATTATTTACCCAGTAGATACAGTTTATGTTAGTGGTGCAGAGGGTGTTACAGTAATTAACGTTGATAACATACAAGAATGTAAATACCCTTTACACAAATTAACCTTTATAAATAAATTTAGTGCTTATCAAAACCTATGGTTCTTTAAAAACTCACAACTTAGCATGACTACTAAAAAAGACATGTACAAAGCCAACATAGTACAAGGCAGTGGTTATGATGTATATAACGCACAAAATAGAATACTCACTAAAAACGGTGACCAAAAACTAACATTAAACAGTGGTTATTATCCTGAAAGCAACAATGAGTTATTTAAACAACTATTTTTAAGCGAAAAAGTATGGATAGAATACAACAACCAAACATTAGGGGTAAATATATCAGCTAGCAATATAACATATAAAACATCATTAACAGATAAATTAATTAATTACACAATAGAATTAGATTTTGCTTTTAACACTATCAACAATATAAGGTAATGCAAACAATACAATTATTTATTGAAAACACTAGGGTTGATTTATTTAAAGATGAGTCGCTAACAATTACTGATACCATAAAAAACATAAAAGATATTAGTAAAGTATTTACAACGTTTAGCCAGCAGTTTAGTTTGCCGGCCTCATCTACTAATAATTTAATATTTAGGCATTACTATAATTATGATATTGTAAATGGTTTTGATGCCAGGGCTCGTGTTAATGCTACTATAAAATTAAATGGTGTTGATTTTAAACAAGGCAAAATAAAATTAAATAATGTAGCCTTAAAAAACAATAAACCACATGCTTACAAAATAGTGTTTTATGGTAAAGCGGTTGATTTAAAAGATATAGTTGGCGAAGATAAACTAAACAACTTACAATTTATAGAGGTAAAAGATTCTGGGAGCTCAACGTTAACCTCAACTGATAAATTAGTTGATTATGGCGGTAGTTTTACCACAACAACATCAGAGGGTGATAGAGTACACAACGTAGATGATGGAACATACGCAACAGTGCTTAGTGTAGATAGCAACCAACAATTAACCTTAAACGCAGATATATTTACGTCAGGTGATGATTATAGAATTTTATTATCGCCAATATGGGAAAACGATTCAATAGAAAAAAAACTACAATTACAACCAGCTACAGCCAAAAACACTTTAATAACCCCATTAATAACACACACTAAAAGGCTTTACTATGATAGTTCAGCTAATATAGCTGATGATGGGAACTTATACTGGCATGGTGGCGGTGGAAGTAATGATCATGGGGTTGCATATACAGATTTAAAATTTGCATTAAGAGTACATAGTATTATTGAAGCCATAGAAAATACATATAGTGATATTGAGTTTACTACTGATTTTTTTAACACTACTAACTACAACTATTATAATTTATATATGTGGTTAAACCGTAAATCAGGTGAGGTTAGTACAAGTACAAGTGTAAATAGTTTTCAGTTTACTGTAGATAGTTGGTCTGGTGGTGATTTAAACGAGGGCGGTGCTGGTTTGGGTTCTAGTTATGGTTTATCATCTGATTTTGCTGATTTTGGAACAAGTTTTAGTATGAGTATTGCAGATTCTACTACAGCATATACAATAGAGTTTTTTAGGAATCAAAGTTTAGTTTTTACAACATCAAGAACGGCATCACAAGGGGCTTATACTTTAGGCACTGCTGAACTAGGCGCAATTAACACAATGGCTGGAACATGGCATGTAGTTATAAGTGCTAATGCTAATGTAATTATAAGTAACATATCAATAACTTTACAAGGTATTATATTTGATGAATCTGGTAGTGCTAATAGTTATACAAACACAATAAACTCTGGTAATATAAATACACCGGCTGTTGCCACATTTGATATTGCTGACCAAATGCCAGAAATAAAAGTAATTGATTTTATTAATGGTTTATTTAAAATGTTTAATCTTATTGCTTTTGTAAATGGTGATGATAAAATAGAAGTAAGAACCTTAGACAATGCCAGCAGTGATAGTTATTATAATTTATCAAATGTAAATACTTATGACATTACAGAGTACGTAGATGTTAAAGAATCACAAGTTGATGTGGCTTTACCATTTAAAGAAGTAAACTTTACTTATGATGATTTAAAAACTTTTTTTGCCGTAAACCACGAGCAATTATTTAACCAAAGTTGGGGCGCAGAACAATGGAACGAAGACAGCGATACTTTAAGAATAGATGGGCAAACTTATAATGTTAAGCTGCCTTTTTCACACATGAAATACGAAAGGCTAGTAAACCAAGACAATGGCGTTAATACCAACATACAATGGGGCTGGAGTGTTAATGAAAACCAAGATAGCTATAAAGGTAAACCATTATTATTTTACCCATTAAGAAACTCAGGAACATCAATACAATTTTTGGTTAACGGAAATGGTGAACAAATAACACAATATATAATACCAAGTAATAGTAGGTATAAAAACGATGCTAGTGGTGAAGATAACATAAACTTTGGCCCAGAAATAAACGAATACGATAGACCATTAACTAGTTTTAGTGGTACGTTATTTGAGAACTACTATTACAATTACATAACTAATATTTTTAGGTTTAACGCTAGAATAATTAAACTAACAGCTTATTTACCACTACGTATAATATTAAACTATAAGTTAAACGATTATATAGTAGTTAGTGGTAAAAAATACAGAATAAATAGTATTAAAGTAAATTTATTAAACAATAAATCAGAACTAGAATTAATTACAACATGATAATTTTTAAGTTATTAAATATAAATAATTTCTATGGTATAAGTGAAAACATAGAAATAGCAAAAGGTAAATACAAATTACCTGAAACTTTAAAACAAGGATTTCAACAAATTAAACGTAAACACAAATGGCAACAGAGCAAGCAAATATAAAAGTTAATGTTAATTTACAACAAGCATTAAAGGACTTTGAACTTTTAGACAAAAGAGTTGAGGAAACTGTTGATTCAATTAACAAGCTAGAAGCTGAAATAATACAACTTGAAAAAGAACAAAAACAACTAGGCCCAAAACAATTAGGCCGACAACGCGACTACCAACAAGCTATTGATAAAACTAAACAACGTTTAAAAGAAGAAAAACAAGATTTAAAACAACTAAACACAGAGCGTAAAAAGGCTGACAAACAAGTTAAGGAATTAAAAAATTCACAAAAAGATTTAAACGAAGCAACCAGCATTGCTGACCGCGCAACTGGCGGTTTAATTAGCAGCTTTAAAAGTATGAAGCTAGCTATTGGTGGTTCTATAAAATCATTAGGCGCATTTAAAGTAGCGTTAATAGCTACAGGAATTGGTGCTTTTGTAGTGTTATTAGGTAGTTTACAACAAGCATTTACTAGGTCAGAAGAAGGCCAAAACAAATTCATTAAGTTATTGTCACAAATAGGTAATGTGGTTAATAACACGTTAGATATATTTGCTGATTTTGGTATGGCTGTTATAAATGCTGGTAAAGCGTTATTTAAACTAGCCAAAGGTGACTTAGGGGGTGCTGCCAGGGCTTTTGGTGAAGCCAAAAACAATATTAATGATGCAACCGATGCTATAGTTAATTTTACAGATACAATTAAAAAAGAGGGTGCAATAGTTGATGAAATAGCAAACAAACGCGCCAAGGCTGACAAAGTAGACAGGCAATTAATATTAGATAGAGCCGAAGCCAACAGAAAATTCAATGAATTACGTGAAAAAGCAGCTGATAAAGAAAACATTAGCATTGAAGAACGTATTACAGCCTTACAACAAGCCGGTAAAATTGAAGAAGAAATAACTAAAAAAGAAATTGAAGCTGCAAAACTCAGGTTTGAAGCCAAAAAAGCTGAAAATGAATTAGGTAAAAGCACAAAAGAAGATTTAGATGAACAAGCTAGGCTACAAGCAGCCGTTACTGACTTAGAAACTAAACGTTTACGTAGGCAAAAACTTTTAACAGCAGAAATAACAACTGCATTACGTGAAGAAAAATCAGAACGTAAAGCTGCATCTGCACAATTAGCATCTGAGTATGTATTTTTACCAGGCGTTGGTTTTGTTACTAAAGAGGAGTTTGATAAAATAAAAGCAAATGGTGAAGCCATACAAACAACTTTAGATGACATTAAAAAAAGAAAAGAAGATGAAGAAGCTGAAACCGAGTTACAAAAACTACAACTTGAGGAACAACGCACACTAGCTGAACTTGAAAGGCTTAATGCC